GAGCAAGCCGCTCGCGCCCGCGGAACCGCTACCGGCAACATCCTCGGCAACCTGTCCGCTTTCCGTGAGGCTCGCGCCGTCAACGAGGCGATCGCCAACGCGGATGTGCAGCGCCGGCAGCAAGCCATTGGTCTGCTCCAGAGCGGCCAGACCACGAGCGATGTCGCCAATCGTCAGGCGCAGGAGGCGTTCAACAACATCCTCTCAGCCACCGGTCAGCGGAATACTGCGATGCAGCAGAGCTTCGCCGGTCAGATGGCCGCGCAGCAGCAGCAGCAGGCCAGTCGCCAGCAGAACATTGCCAACATCCAGTCTGCCCTGGGACTCCAGCCGATCGTTTCGCAGGCTTCTCAACTTGGAGGTCTTCAACAGGGCGCTTCGCCATTTGCTGTTCCTCAGCTCATGCAGGGAATGCAAATGGCAAGTCCAGCTCAGTCGATGCAGATGGGTTCGAGCTTCGCACTACAGAACGCTCAGAACGCGTTTGAAGCCTCGAAGGCCAATTCTCCTCTTGCCATTGCTCAGGGCGTCACGAGCAGCATCGGAAACCTCGGTCAGGCATTCAGCGGATTCGGCCTTGCCGGCTGCTACGTGGCCCGCGAGTGCATTCCCGATCAGTGGGAGGCGTTCTACTTCTGGAAGGAGCTTGTCGGTCCCAAGTGGTTCAAGAGCTTCTACGACAGCAATGCCGAGAAGTTCGCCAAGTGGCTCAAGGACAAGCCGAAGACCAAGAAGATCGTGGCCAACTGGATGCTCGGTCGAATCAAGAGCCTCATCCCGAAAGCCTGATCAATGGCAAACGATACCAGCACAGATACGTCAGGATCTGGAACGGATTCATCAAGTCCGAATCAGGCGTCTGAGAGGCTATATCTTGCCGGCGACCAGTATCTGCCATGGGGAGCAATCATTCCTGGCACGGGTGGACTTCGAGTTGGAGATGAATATGTCGATAACGCTGGGAATCGCTGGGACTGGCAGATCGATGACTGGGAATACAATAGGCCAGCAGTCGATCTATCGACCCCTCCAACCCCTAAGTTCGGACCAGTAACTCGATCCGGATACGCCCAGCCTCCGGTCGATCCGCTGAGCTACTACTCGACTCCTGAACCGACTCCTGAACCGACTCCGTACACTGGTGGGCCAACAAGGTGGACCGAGATCAATCGTCCCGCTTTGGATCTGAGCAATATCCAGACGTTTACTCCGGTTTCATCGCCTGCTCCTGAGCCAACCTCGCCTCCTGTATCTCAGCAACCAACCTACAGCAGCGAGGGAGAAGACTCTGGAACCAGCCTGATAACCGATGAAAACAGGGAAAGGTACATCAGGGAAGGCGGGATGAATCTTCAGGGACCATCGGAACCCACTCCGGTGAATCCTCTTCCTGAGACATCTCTCCCAAAGGTGGAAGATGTTAATACCAACATTTTCTCAGGCGTTGTTACAAACCCCGTCCAAGGAGGCGAGAAGCCTTACTACATAGAGGACACTGGTGTTGCCGGCCCCGCTATAGAGAGCAAGCCTATCACTCCAGGGTTGATCCCGTTGGATAAACCTCAATTCACCTTACAGCCCACAACCAGTTTTCCGTCAACGACCACTCGCAACCCCATCGTACTCCCCGGTGCCTCGGTGCTGAGCAGGCCAGTCATCACGACCCCGCTGCCCGAGCTTCCGGTAAACCCCGTGCTGACTCGCAATCGGGACATGGCTCCGAGCAGGTATTTCCGCGACATCAACTACGATCCCGAGGAGATCCTCGCCGCGGCGATGCGAAGCATGGGCGGTCGCATGGCCCGCCGGTCAATTCTCAACGAACAGAGCTAACGATCTATGGCTACACCCGAAGAAATCAGAAAGAAACTTGAGGCTCAGGCTACGCAGCGTGTGAATCCGCTGCTCAAGGGCCTGACCATGTTGACCGGAGGTTTGGCCGGCGAGTTCACTGGTACCAACGAGCAGATCCGCCAGCGCAATTTGGCCAAGCGGGCTCTGATGGAAGAGGATCTCGCTTCGTTGCAGGAGCAACGGTTGAACGAGCGCATGAAAGCGCAGCGCGGTCAGATGCTTGAGGATGAACTCAAGAGGATTGCTGCTCAGGACGAAGCGATTGCTCGTCGTCAAAGAGATGCCGAAATCGCTGCTCGTGAAGCAAAGCGTCCTGAAATGCGCGGATTATTGGAATCTCGCCCGAATTACCAAGTCGGAGGAGATCGCGGGCTTGGTGGCGCAATGGCCGCTCCAATCTCTGCTCTTGAACCGATCGAAGAAGTTGAGCGGCAGTACTCCTACGAAAAAGCTCTCCAAGATCAGGAGCAAGAGGCTCGCAGGATCAAGAGCGGTTACATGAGCTACAACATCCCTGGCAGGGGAACCATTGGTGGCACTCCGGAACAGATCGAAGCGATGGCTGAAAAGGATCCAGTGCTGAAGAAATTCATTTCTCAAGCGCCTTCTGAAGAGCCTCCGTTTTCGACCACTTGGGGTATAAACCCTTTCACGTATCGTCCGGAAGCAAAGCTGACATTCAGCAAGTCTGTTCCGTACGAAGAGCAGAAGAGGCTGGTCGAGCAGTTTATGGGTCAAAGCGGACCAAGCCCGTTTGCTGGCGAACCTGATCCTGGAACGACGTCTACCAAGAAAGAAGAGAAGCCTACCAGTTTTCCCGGTTATAAGGTAACAATACCAGGAAAAGAAGAACTGAAGTAATATGCCTAAATATAGAGTTTTTCAAGAATCAACTGGCGTTACTCTTGATCTTGAAGGCGACAAAGCGCCAGATCTTGATGATATTAATAGAGCATTTGCTTTTTATGGCCAACAAAAGTATCCGAATGCTCCGGTACTTCAGGCTCCCCCGAGTCTGTACGAGCAGGCCAAGGCTGTTGCCCCTTCTTTGGCCCGTGTTGCCGCTCCTCTGGCATTCGGAAGGCCGATGCCTGAGGACATTGCGACGACCGGAAGAGTGGTCCAACAAGGTGCAGAAGCTGTTCGCAGGCTGACCGGTGGTCGTGAAAAGCCCGAAGAGCTGCTGCAAGGCGCTTCTCAAATCGAGAGAGAAGGCATCTTAGCTCTTGGCTCAGCATCCCCAGAAAAGCGGGAACTTGCTGCCTCGCTTGGTGGCAGATTGGGTGAGGTCGTCAGCGAATACACTCCGATTCCTGAATCCGTAACTCGTCCCGTCGGACAGGTGGCAGGTCAGGTTTCGGCTGACCTTTTGTCCCCAATGAATCTGATGAGCCTCGGCATTGCCGGTGCCGCTCGTCAGGCTTCTCGCATTCCGCAGTTGGTTGCAGGTGCTGAGTTTGCAGAGACAACCACGCCTTCAGCGGTTCGTGCTGCTCAGATTGCTGATCTTCGTAGAGCTTCAGGAAGCGGTTCTTTTCCTGAAGCGTTGCAAAAAGAGTTAATGGAATTCCCCGGGGGACATCGATTAAAAGACTCTGCAAATGCTGTAGAACAAGTTGGCCGACTGGTTGCACCTGCACTGCTTCCTCCAATTGCGCTTGGAGCAGCAGAGTCCACAGGGATGGCTCTCCAAACCGTCGTTGATCCGAATGCTACTCCTGAGCAGAAACTGAAGGCTTCGCTTGAAGCTGGTGTTGGAATGCTGTTTTCCGCAGGTCTTGGCGCTCAGGTTGGCAAGACCTTCGGGATGAAGCGCGGAGTCACTCAGGCTCAGGTGCTTGAGCAATTGGCGTCACGCAAGCAGACCGTTGGAGAGGCCATCAGCAAAGTTGAGGGTTTGCTCAACGAGATGGATCAGATTGTTCCGGTTGAGAATCTTAGGGATCAGTTCCGGAGATTCACTTCGGAAATGAATCCTGATGAACCTTTCATCTTTCGACAGGAACCGGTTGGAGAAGGGCCTCGCTCTCGCTCTCGTTTTGTTACAGAGGAAGAGCGGGCTGCTGTTGCTCAAGAGCAGGCTTTCCAAGAAGCCAACCAACAGGCGGCACTTGAAAAAGCCGCAGAGGTATCTGGAACACCGCTCAAGACAGCCGAGCAATTGTTCCGCGAGCGACAAGAAGCAAACAAGCCTCCGGTAATTCCAAGCGAAGAAGTCCCTCCAGCGGTTCGTGATTACATCGATGAAGCTCAGGCTCGTAGAGATGCAGCCGCGGCAGCTCGTGGACAATTCATAACATCTGAAGCAGTAGATCTCCTTGCTAAGGTCGATTCCGGAGGTGTTCCCGCTCAGATTACTCGCAATTTGGAGCGAATCGCAAACGAGAATGGAATCACTGTTACACGGCAAGATACTCCAAATACGGTAATCGAAAAACTTCGCAGAAAAGGGTCTGGATACGCCCGTGAAGTTGGACAGCCCCCTGTCATTCAGGCTGCTGCTCCTGAAGGAACTCCCCTTCGATCCACTGAGGAGATGCTCGCTGAACGACTTCGTGTTCGTGATGAGCGGATCGCTGCGGAGCAAGAAGCTGCGCGTCCTGAAACCCTTAGGGGCGCTGAGGAAATACAGGCTCAACGCTCGGCTGAACGACAGGCTCAAAGAGAACGAGCTGCTGCCATTCGATCAGCTCTTGGTCGCCGAGAACTGACTGTCGAAGAGTTGATGAGAGAGGAGGCCGATCAACCGCGCCCTTCTGCCCGTCAGATTGCCGAAGAGCTGCGCCGACAGATCGAGCCTCGCATCGAAGCACCTGAGGTTCTCACCGAACCCAGACGCGCTCGTGAAGGTGGCCTACTGCCTCAACGAGAGGCTATCGTTGAAAAGGCTGTTCAAGAAGGCACCCCGCTTCGCAGAGCCGAGGACATCATGGCTGAAAGGCTCCGCGCTCGTGATGAGCGTGTGGCCGCTGAACAGCAGAGGATTGCGGCAGAGCAGGCTCGCGTTCCTCTTGAAACTGCCAGTGAGAAACTCGCTCGTGCTCTCCAATCCAGAGACCGTCGCCTTGCCGCGGAAGCCGCCGCGGAAGCATTGGAGTCAGGAGCTGCTCGTGGCGAATCCGTAAGAGTTACCAGGGCCACGGTCGAGAAGTTGCTTCGGATAAAAGAGAAGCCGGCAGGCCAAGCCGTTGCTGAGGAAACGATCTTCAACGAGGTCTGGAACAAGGCGCTCGAAGAGACCCAAGGTAAATCAAAAAGACCTGAATGGAATGGAACAAAACAAGTTCCAGAAATGTGGAAATACAATACAGAGGGAGAAAGGTTTGGATTAGATGTTGAATACAAATTAAGCCCAGTCAAAAAGATACCGACATCTGATATCAAATCAGGTGAATTTGATTCTCCATTAACAGGGGATCAAGTTAATGATATAGCCGCTATTCTTAAATCGGATCCAAATCAAATACCGCCTATTGTTGTTGAAATAAACAAATCTGGTCAATTGGTGGTTGTTGATGGAGAGCATAGATTTGGAGCTGCAAATGCAATTGGATTGAAAGAGATTCCAGTCAGAGTTGCGATACGATCAGATTTACCAACAAAACAATACGCTGAAAAAGCAAATCAAATTGCCAAAAAACTTGAAGGTTTAAGAGTTAAAGTCGAGCCCGGTGTCGGTGCAAACCCGTTCCCTCAACTGATGGGAGCGGCTTGGAACGGTGCGTTGTCGGTCGCCCAAGCTGTGATTCGCGCTGGCGGATCTGTGGCCGACGGTGTTGCCGCGGGAATCCGCTACGCCAAGCAGAACTTCAAGGGCAAGTTCGATGAGGCTGATTTTACCGCTCAACTTCAACGTGTCATAGAACGTCCGTCCGCAGTTCAAGTGCCTGAAGGAATGGCGGCCAGACGCTTTGCGGAACGAGCTGCCGCTTCTCCTGGCATTCCTCCGAAAATTCGAGAGGCAATTGCTGCTTCTCCAGAAGCCTCTTACGTCAGGCAAAACCTCAAGCAGACCGAGCAACAGGCTGGCGTGAAGACGGTTGATGAACTGTACGCGGATATATCCGATCCAGAATCTAACACCAGCACGGCATCATCCGTAGAACTGATCAAGAGACAGATTGCGGCAGGCGAAGCTCAAGATGTTGTAGATAAGACTCTTAAGCTGGCAAAGCGTGGTACCACAATGGGCCAGCTAATCAACCAGATGAAGCTTCTCAAGTCGGGAACTAGAGAAGGAATAATCTATCTGGTTACCAAGTCGATGGAGGAGAACGGAAGAACGCCAGACGGCCCACAGCTCAAAAAGCTCGGAGACCTAATGGATGTTTTTAGGTCTACAAGTGACATCGCCCAGAACGCTGAGTTGAAGTGGAAAGAGGCTTCAAACCTTGGAGACAATACGGCGATCGACGCAGCTTTCAACGAGCTGCAATTGGCCGACTCTGCCAAGAACCAAGCAGACGCTGAACTCACGAAGCAAATTTCACGGATGAATCCGTCTTTGCTTCCAGACCTGTATGTTGCACTGGTTCAGGGATCCGTCCAATCGACTCTTTCTCTGGCTGGAAACCTGTACGGAAACATTGTTAATAGGCCAATGTCGGAGCTTTCAGCGATGGTCGCAAAGCTGGTCGATTCGTCTCTGTTTCGTGGAAGGCTTGGAAATACTTACAACCCTAGAGCAAGGGCTTTTGATCGCATCAACAGCTTGAGAAAGTCTGTTCCAGAGGCTTTTCAAATTCTCAAAAAGGGATCAGAGGCGGCTGCCTACGAACCCGGTTTTGACATGGGAAATCCCCTCAATTTCACGAGGGCTGCAAGAAACGTATACGATCGGATTTTCAACGGTGCCAATGACATCCCTCTTTTGAGGAATGCTGTTGAAATGACTCTTGGTGCTTATCCTGACACCATATTTAGAATCAACCAAAGCGTTGATAACGTGTTCAAGTCGGCTGACAGAGCTGCTTTGATTCGTGAGGTGGGTCAAAGACGCGGCCTGACAGACGCTCAGATCAAGGTCGCCCAAAGGAACCCCAAGCTCTACGAGATCAGCAACAGGGAGTTTGAAAAAGGCGTCAAAGGGTTCACCGCGGATGACCTTGGGTACATTGATTTTGAGGCGGCTAGGTCTGTGTTTCAGCAGGAAAACGCTGCCACTCAATTTGCCTCTATGGTGAATCGGTTCGTGAAAGAGAAAGGTGGCCCTGTTTTCTACATCCCATACAGGACTCTCTTCTTATTCCAGAAGACCCCCATCAACGTCGCAGCCGAAGCTCTGTCATTCATGCCTTCTGGTTTGGTCAGAAGGTGGGGACAGATGGCTCCGAGGGAAAAGAACTTGGCGGCTGTGAAGCTGACGATTGGGGCGATGCTCATCACCGCTTACAATCAGTTGTACGACAAAGGGATCATCACCCCCAACCTCGACACTCCTGGTGAGACGAACAAGGCCCGCGAGTTGGCCAAGTCTGGTGGCGTCATGCCTCCAGGAACTCTCAACGTCAGCGGCTTGGTTCGATATGTTAACGGCGAAGATCCGAGCTTCCAGCCCGGTGATAACGTGCGTGATCTCGCCAAGTTTGGAACATCGGGCGCGATTGGCATGATGGTTGGCACTGCCCGAAGGATTCGTGAAAGAAGTCGAACCAGCGATCCTGATTGGCTGACGATTGCAGGAGGAACAGTGTTGAGTGCCGCAAACTTCATTCAACAGCAAGGATTCCTTGATGGTGTCAGCGGAATGATCAAAGCCCTGTCCCAGGAGGGTGGAGCTTCGATGGAAAGCCTCGTGAAGAAGTACCTTTCGACGGCAACATCACCGGTTCAACCTGCGATCCTCGGGAGTTTGATGCGAGCCGAACGTGAGTTTGTTCCGGTTACCGGCGGCGAAGGTGTAATCAAAGACCTGACCAACGAACTCAACCAAAAATACGCCGCTCTTCCGTTTTTCGAAGGAAAGCAGCTTCCTCTTCGGCGCGATCTTTGGGGAGATCCAGTCAGGCAGACCCCAAAGAGCGAGAACCCTTGGGTTTACAACTTCCTTGAGCCTTGGAAGAGCCGAGAAATCGATGCTGATCCGCTCAATGCCTCGATCTATCGGGTGTGGCGCAGGACCGCTGATAATCGGGCGATTCCATCGATTCCGAATCCTCAGATCACCTACGGTAAAACCAGTTTTGAGAAGCTGTCTCCTGAGCAGTTCGACCGCTACGCCCAACTCGTTGGTTTCTACCGGCGCAAATTGGCTGAGGAGGTCTACATGACCAATGACTATCGGGAAGGATCAGATGACGCTCGCATCGCGCTTCTAAACCGAGCCTACGATCGTGGCATCAACATCGGAAAGTACCGTTTCCTTCAGGAATTGAGGAAATCTGGCCAGACTTTGACGCCAGTCGCACCCCGCCGAGGCTTCGAGGAATAATTTCCGCAAGAAATAGTTTGCAACACTGGGCAACACGGGGTACGTTCTTCCCCGTGAGCGTAAAACTACTCTCGATCAAAGAGATCGCACAGACCCTCGGGACTCATCCCGAGACGGTGCGTCGATGGATCAGGGATGGTCGGCTTCCAGCCATGAAGGCAACGAAGCGCACGATCCGTGTTCGCTCCGACGTCATCGAGCAACTACTCCGAAACAACAACAAATGAACGCAATCGCAACGACAACGCAACAGGCTGATCCATCCGCTGAGATGTACAGCAAGATCGCAGACCCCATCACCGCCATCGAGAAGATGGGCGAGTGGATAGCTTCCAGCGGAATGCTGGGATGCACCAAGGTCGAACAGGGAAAGCTCATCGCGTGGCAGTGCGCCGCCGAAAGAAAGACGCCGTTCGATTTCAAGCGCGAGTACCACATCATCAACGGCTCTCTCTCCATGAGGAGCGATGCCATGCTGGCCGGCTACCGCGCCCGCGGCGGCAAGGTGGTGTGGAAGCAGTTCGATACCAAGGCAGCCATCGCTGTCTGGTCCTACGATGGTAACCAGTGCGAGATCGGGTTCTCCACCGAGGACGCCAAGCTCGCTGGACTACTCCCTGCCAAGCCGGGTTCCGGATGGGCCAAGGATCCTGGTGCTATGCTCCGCGCTCGGTGCATCAGCAAAGCGATCCGCATGCTGGCTCCTGAAGTGGTGGCCGGCATCTACACCCCTGAGGAGACCGAGGACTTCCAGCCAGCCATTGCTGAGACGCCTGTCGCTCCCACCAAGAGCTTCGACCTCTTGGCCAAGCTGGAAGAACTCTTCGAGTCACGCGAGTCCGATGTGAACGCCCTGCTGCTCAAGGTCGGTCGCATCAAGGAAGGTCAGACATTCCGCGATCTGGATGACACCTTCGCCAGCAAGTACATCAGCAAGCCTGATCTCATCTTGAGCAAGCTGCCCGTCATCGTGACACCCGAGATCGTGAACGCGGAGGTCCAGCCGTGAGCGGAGAAATCATCTGCAACATGCCTGCTGCCATCTACCACGGCACCAAGGCACTCTCGAAGTCCGGGCTCGATCAGTTCCGTAAGTCGCCCGCTCACTTCCGCGCTTGGCAGGATGGCACGACCAAGAACGAGTCGTCACCTGCACTGGAGTTCGGGACCGCCGTTCACATGGCGATCCTTGAGCCTGAACTGTTCGCCAAGTCCTACGCGGTGTTCAGCGGAGATCGCCGCACCAAGGACGGCAAAGCAGCCTACGAGGCCGTTATCGCCGCTGGACTGACACCGCTCAATCAAGAGCAGTGGGACAACATCACCGGAGCCGCAGCCGCGGTTCACGCTCACCCTGCCGCAGCGCCGCTACTCAACGGCATCCAGACCGAGGTCTCGTGCTTCGACTCGTGGAATGGCGTGAAGGTCAAAGCCCGCATCGATGGCCTCGGCAAGGACTACATCATCGATGTCAAAACCACCCAGGACGCCTCACCCGCGTCCTTCGGCAAGTCGTGCGCCCAGTTCCGCTATCACGTGCAAGCCGCGTGGTACCAGCGCATGACCGGGGTCAACCGGTTCATCTTCATCGCAGTCGAAAAAGAAGCGCCCTATGGCGTGGCCTGCTACGAACTCGATCAACAGGCCATCGACCTCGGTCACTCAATCATCGAGGAGCAACTCCGCACGTTCGTCGAATGCCAACAGCTCAACTCTTGGCCTTGTTACTCATCAACCATCCAATCACTCTCGCTGCCCGCGTGGGCGGCTCGTCAGTCCGAATAAACAACACACATCCCAACACATGAAATTCAAAGTCGATCGTTCCCAAGCCGAAGTGAAGCCGTTTGCCGGCCCCGGCGAATACACTGTCATCGTCAACTCCTGTAAGGATGACGGTCTGGACAAGAGCGGTAACAGCGTCGCAACCCTGCGATACAAGGGTCCATCCGGGGAGGTCATCAGCGACCGCTTCGTTCTCAAGGACACCATGATGTGGCGCATTCAGGCGCTGATCAGTGCGACCGAGGCAAACATCGATGACGGTGCTGAGTTCGATTTTAGCCTCAACGGAGCCTTCTTCCGATTCCTCCAAGGCTTCGTTGGACTGTCCCTCGTGATCGTCCTAGAAGAGGAGAAGTACACCGACAAGTTCGGTGCTGAGCAGATCGCTCTTCGAGTCCGTCGCATGAAGAAGGTGCCGAGCGATAACGACACCATCTGACCTACAAACAAAAGCCCCCCGGAGAGTGCAGGCTCCGGGGGGTGACATGAGTCCAAAACAAACAAACAAAGCGCAACGACACGCTATGCAGACCAAAGATCATCCGGAAACCATTTCGACGCAAGCATTTCTGCTGCGTCCCTACCAGCAACGAGCGGTCGAGTGGGCCAAGTCTGGAGCTGATGGACTCATCATCGCACCCGCGGGGAGCGGCAAGACCCTCATCGCTTCCTCGATCATCAAGCATTTCTGCCAATTTCCGACATGGACATTTGGATGGCTCGCCCCCACCCGAGAGACATGTCAGCAGGCGGTTGCTTCGCTTCATGCGATGGGCGTCAATACTTCCCGCGTTGAGGTCCGTTGCCCCCATGAATCAGTCGATTTCTCCAGGAAGAATCTGATCATCGTGGACGAGGCGAAGCACAGTCCCGCTGCCACTTGGCTCAAGATTATCGAGTCATGCAGCGGCCTGCGATTTGGATTCGATGCGACCCCTTGGTCCGATGATCCAGAGCGTAATGAGATCCTTCGCAAGCTCTTCCGCGATACCCAGTTCGAAATCCGCCGGGATGAACTGGCCGGTGTGTTGGCTCATGCGACCGTGCACATGAGTTCCGCCACCGACCTGCATATCCAGGCGAAGATCGATGGCCACATCGAAAGATTGTTCGCAGAACGCAAGCGGTATATGAGGATCAGCCAGCCAGAACTCCGAGCCATGTGCGCTTGGGAGGCTCTCACAGAGATCGGTATCTGCGGTAACCAGACACGCAACGCTACCGCAATCATGTTGGCCAACTGCCACTCTACAACCGGACCCACCCTCGTTTTGGTTCCCCGTGTCACACTCGGAGAAATGTACGCCAGCAAGATCGAAGGATCGGTACTGGTTCACTCCAAGATGCCCAAGAAGTCTCGGAAGTACGTCATGGATGAGTTCCTCAAAGGCCACATCAAAACCATGATCGCCACATCACTGGCCGACGAGGGGTTGGATCTGCCTAACGTCGAGACACTGGTCATGGTGTCCGGTGGTCGGAGCGCCCAGAAGACCATCCAGCGGGCCAGCCGTGCGCTGCGCCGTGCGCCAGGAAAGGACCACGCGATCATCCACGACTTCCGCGACACCTTCCATCCGTTGGCAGAAGCCCACGCCAAGAAGCGCATCAAGTGCTACAAGGAACTCGGATGCCACTTCGCATGAGCACCGCACTCACCATCGTCTCCATGGCCGTGCTGATGCCGCTCTGCGTGATCGCAGGTGTCTACGTAGGCCACACTCTCACCATCAAGTCCCAACAAACCAAAACCAAATGAGAATCCTGAACCTTGGCGGTGGCGTACAGTCAACGACGCTCTATCTGATGGCCCTCAAAGGTGAGATTGCTCCGATAGAATGCGCCATCTTCGCCGATCTGGGCGAAGAGCCGAAGTCAGTCTACGTCCACATGGAGTGGCTCAAGAGTCTGGGTGGGCCAATTGTCCATGTCGTGTCTGCCGGGATTCTTGGTGACGACCTAAAGCATGGAGTCAATTCATCGGGAAGATTTGCATCAATCCCTGCATTCACCGCTCAGAACGAAGGTGAGCCGCTTGGGAAGATCCGCCGTCAATGCACCAGCGAGTACAAGATTCTGCCAATCGAACGATTCATTCGACGTAATCTTCTTGGACTTCAGAAAGGTGAGCGCATAAAAACCAAACTGACCCAGCTTTTTGGAATCAGCCTCGATGAAGCGGGCCGAGCTACACGCATCAAAGCCAACAGTCCGCACTGGTCTGAACCCGAGTTCCCGCTCTGCGACAAGATGATGACCAGAACAGACTGCGTGAAGTGGCTGGAAGCATTTGGAATCCCGCATCAGGTGCCGCGTTCTGCCTGTGTATTCTGTCCGTACAAGTCAGACTACGAATGGCTGAAGCTCAGAGAATCCGATCCAGATGGATGGGCTAGAGCGGTCGAAATAGACGATGCACTCCGAGTTGAAGGAACCGTTTGCAATCGAAACCTCAATGAAAAGCTCTACATCCACAAAAGCTGTCGCCCCCTGAAAGAGGTGCACCTGACCGACGGAGAGCGCGGTCAATCAGCATTCAACTTTGAGTGCGAAGGTGGATGCGCTCTTTAACAAAAATTTCAGTACACCAACAAACCAAAACCAATGAGCAAAACAATCGTAGCCTGTGACCCCGGCGTGAACGGCGGGTTCGCAATCCACACCAAGGACGGGATCCTCCTGTTCGCAATGCCCGAATCATTGCCCGATATGGCGCAACTACTAATCGGATTCAAATTAGCAGATAGCCATCTCTGGATTGAGAAGGTCCCCAAGTTCGTGTCCAAGCTGACTCCTGCTGCTTCGGTCGCCACCCTGCACGAGAACTACGGCATCATCCAAGGATTGGCCTACTCCATTGGCTACGCCCTCCACCGCGTGGAACCCAAGGTATGGCAAGACCCTCTTGGACTGGGTGGTAAACGCTCTTGCGCCAACTCCGCGGAGTGGAAGCGCAAGCTCAAGGCGAAGGCCCAGGAACTGTATCCGCACCTAGATGTCACGCTTAAGAACTGTGACGCCCTGCTGGTCCTCCACTACGCCCAGGGAGGTGGTCGATGAGCGAGCAGGTCAAACGAATGATCAACGATGGTACCGGGGTGTACCAGATGAGCAGGAGCCAAGCCGGTGAAACCTATCGTGCAGCGAAGAAACTTAAAAGATATGAAGTCAGCTACTGGAACAGGAACAAAAAGAACAAGCAAACCCAAACGAAACCGTGAGCTTGTTAAACACGTTTTAGTGTCACCAGATGTGCATGCTGAGTTAAAGGCATACGCAATCAAAAATGGATATAGAACTCAGGGACTGGCAGATGAAGCAATTGCAGAATATCTAAAGAGACAGGAGGCGAAATGAGCGAGCAAAACAAATCAGAGACGGTACGACTAACATTCAAAGGACTGCTGTCCATTTACCTGCCGGACGAGAAGGTGGCGGAAGTGTACAACGCCACCGAACTGTCCTGCCGCAGGAACAATTGGGGAATCGCAATCGACGAGAGCAACCGATTGGACTTTGTTCCGATGGTGAAGGTGGAGGAATCGAAATGAGCGCACCAATCAACGACGGAGGACCGGCGTTTCCAACTGCTGCAACCGCGACAACGCATGGATTCTATCAAGACGGTCAACCTTGCATGACCCATTACGGTTCGAGATCTGGTATCACTGTCAGAGACTACTTCGCGGCGGCTGCGTTGCAGGGAATCATCTCGGACGCGAGCGTTCCGGCCAGTAGCAAGAAGGATGGGGAATTGGTTTCCCGATCTGCCTATGAATACGCCGACGCGATGCTCAAAGCGAGGGAGGGCAAATGAGCGACGACACTTTAGCAAAACTCACAGGCGCAGTTGCTGTGAGCATGTTCATCATCGGAATTATCTTAGGATTCACCAGAGGTGACACGGCACTGAGAAAAGAAGCCATCCTCGCAGGAGCCGCCTACTACACAAACGACGCGAGCGGTAAACCGCAGTTCAAATGGAAGGAGTGCAAATGAGCGACACCCCGATATCAGACTCGACTCCGCACAACGTAGCCGATCTGGGGATGCGGATCAGGATGATCGAACGCGAACTCAACGCGGCCAATGCAATCATCCGGCAGCAGCAATTGCTGGATGAAGCAAACCTGCGGCTTCAAGACCACATCAAACGGTTGGAGGAATGGAAGGAGTCGGCATTGGCGGTTGAACGCGAATGGGACGCCAACGCCATCGCAAAACTGCTCGGAGCAAAACTCGGAGAGTCTCAGCGCAAAGTGATTCAGCGCGAAGTGCCTCTACTTTTAGAACGCATCAAGCGGTTGGAGAAGTCCTCGCAGCAATTGAAATCATTAAATAATAAAATATGCGAGATAAATCTCAAAGTGTCTCAAGAGCGGCATGACTCGAATGTCCGCATCACCCAACTGGAGCAGGAGAACGACGCATTGAGAGCCGATCTGCTGCTGTGGGAGAACGGAGGGCCGTTGCCGTGAAACGCTACACCCACATCGTATTGCGACGAATGCCTCCTTTGAACGGATTCAGCATCAAGACTCCAGAAGGTAAGTTCCTGAGCGACATACGTCCACGGGGCATTGTGATGGAACTCAATCGTCTCAACGACCGGATCAAACAACTCGAAGCCAAAGTGGATGAACTCCACGACTTGGAGAAATGGTTGGAGGGAAGATGAACCCCGCATTCATCTACCGACATACGATGACCAGCGAGGTGCTGGTGGTGGATATGCAAGGAGCCAAGGATCTGGAAGCCGCCAGACCTTACTGGAAACTGCTGCACTCAATCAACGCGGTCGAGGTGCTGCATTTCATCATCAGACTGACACCACGGCAGAGAAACCGATACATCAAGTCACTTACTACCGAGAAACCATGAAACGCTGGAACAAGAAAGCATGGCCTTTACTGGCAGGAACCAAGAATGGAAACACCATCAGAGTCTGGTGCCCATATTGTCGGATTCACCATGTGCATGGATGGGACAAGGACTGTTCAGATTCCGATGCAACCCATCGAGTGGCACACTGCCTGCCTGGTGGACCATTCCGCGAGACAGGGTACTACATCACTGTGGAGCCAATACTATGACCATCGAAGAAATGAGAACCATTGACGGAGTGAAGACTTGGAAAGAGCTGGAGGAGGCCAAGGAGCGCATCGCGCACTTGGAGGCAGCCATCCGATCCACACTCGAAGCCAATCGGCATCTGGCCGACGGAGACAACTGCACCCTGATCGAACTCAAGAAAGTCCTACCAGACTACCCATGATCTACTCACAAGCAGGCCAATTGCCTCACCATCAGTACTGCTTCGTCGAAGCATCCTTCCTCGGATTATCCGGGGCAGCATTCATCCCCTGCGTCTGGTTCGGCCTAGTATCCATCCCAGGTCGGATGTGGGGCTGCACCATCATGCTTGAGTGCGGCGCGGTTTACCGGGCGGTGCCGCCTCACGCGCTAGCATTCGATCCACAGCCTGAACTCGACTGGCGCCCAGACCACGCCCAGCGATGGGACTGCTACGGAACCGACTTCACCACCATCGAGTACACCTTCCTCCGAGGACTCGAATGCCAGGTCAAATGCGCCGATCAAATCATCACCGGCGACTACCTCTTCACCGCCGCTCCCATCGGCGATAGCTGGAGCCGACAACCCAACCAAGCCAAGGAATTCATGTTCATCCGAACCGATGGCGAACGACTCACCATCCAGCCCACCGACAAGGTCATCTTCATCGAGAAGTCATTCACCGAACCTCAATGGCCCACCGGCCTGCGAACCACCGACAAAATCTACACCTGCGAATAGAAGGGGAAAATGACGATACTTCAACAATTGGGGTTGACCAAGGAGTCCATGTCTCGCATGGTGGGCCATGTCACTCCGTTCAAGGATCCGAACCCTCGGATCAACCGGCGGTGGCCGGCTGTTCCAACCGAGATCCGGGATGCCATCCTGAAAGAGGACAAGTCACGCACTTACCCAGAGTTGTCCAAAAAGTACAACATCTCACTGTCATGTGTATGGAACATCAAGAACAGCAAAAACAACAAACAACAATAGAGGAACTACAACGATGGAAACAGTTATGTCACGAATTGGCCGATTGCTTGGGATGCGGATGCATAATCAAGCACGGCCTGTGTGTTCAGTGCCACAAAGCACAGAAGAGGTACCGAGCAATACAAACACCTTTGAGGTAGTGGCAGTTAGTAAGAAGAAGAAGGACAAGAAGCGAATATACATGAAACTCAGCGATTCAATCGATCAAGTTAACAAGCTGCGATCAGAAGGGCTTACCTATCGTCTCATCGGTGAACACTTCAAGATGTCCAAGCAGCGGGTCTATCAGATCATCAAAGCCGGTCAGCAGCGCGATATCGAGCGGGCCAAGTGGACCTACGGGCTCAGCGTTCGTAACGCTAAGCTGATGGACTTCCTCGAATTGAAATCCAAGGATGCCGCTCGCAACGCGGTTCTATCTAGGGAGATCGCTCCTTTCAAGTGGGACAACTTCGGTCGCAAGTCCTACACCGACCTCTGCCAATGGCTCGAAGTCAAACCGCTTGAATCATTCAGCGGTAAGAAGTGTCCTCACTGCGGCCTTCAAACATGAGCAACCGTCACCAATACCCACTCGTTGAATCAATCAAGGTGGTCCGCCTCTCGGAGGGGCGGACCATCCGCATTACAAGGGATCGTACCAAGCAAGACCTCAAAGTGATCCACGGCGACGGAGACATCCATCTCACCTGCGTCGCTCAAGCCCATGACCCCATCGAGATGATCAAGACCTTGGCCCGCCTCGAAGACGTCCGATCAGTCGAACTCACCGACGCCAAGGGCAACGGCATCATAATCCACAAACAGAAATAACATGAACCAGTCCTCAACACACGACATCGTAACGGCACTCAAGATCGTCAGCTCCCAAATCGAATCACCAGATGGAGTCGCTCAAGCCCTCTGCCTCGAAGCAGCAAGTCGTCTCACTGACATGGTCAAGCTCACGAGCGACCTCACTGCACACGTCATCTCCAATCCTGTGCATCACCCTCGATGTAACTCCAAAACCAAGGGTACCTACTGCAATTGTATCCTGGCTCGCATCCTCCCCACATGAAGACCCCAAGACACGAGCAGCCATGGTACGAATGCCGCCTTGAAACCAACAAGAAGCCAGCCCCATTGACCGCAGAGGAACGCACCACCATGAGCGACATCAACCGAAAGCTCATCGAGGACGCCCCTCGCCTCATCGAATACGGCATCAAGAAAGGGTGGATCTCCTACCCAAAGAAGACTCGAGCCTACCACACATGGATCACCAAGGATAGTCCGCCACTCGAACAAGACGATTCGTCCACGTTCGATACCAGTCCGTAGTCCAGCAACAAATCAACGACATGACAACGCTCCTCGAACGAGCAGCGCTTTGGCTCGCCAAGGTGCCGCCAGCCATCTCCGGATCCGGAGGGCACTCACAAACCTACACCGCCGCCGTTGGCCTCGTCCACGGCTTCGGCCTGTCAGACACAGACGCATTCACACTCCTGTCCGATTGGAACCGCTCATGCCAGCCACCCTGGCAGGACCGCGAACTCCTCCACAAGATCCGACAGGCCAATGAGAAGTCCCACTCCAAGCCCCGCGGGCACCTCGCCAATTCCTCGGCAAGCAGCCCCGCTGAGCCATTGGACCTGACACGGGTGCGGTTCAGTAGGCCAAAGCCTGTGGAGCCTCCGCGGGTGCCAGAGGGGTCCGTGGAGCCGTCCGCGCCATCAAACCCGCCCGCAGCCCCCATACCGGCCTCGCACGACGCATCGGAGTTCAAGCGGTTCCTCACATCCGCCTTCGCGGCCACCGAGGTGGTCTGCATCTGCGAGCAGGTCGAGGATGGTAGGCCAATCAGTGCCGGCTCATTCCTTCCCCTCGAGGACTGGATCGCTCGCTTCGATGATCCCGAGTCCATCCTGTTCCGCAGCGACCGAACCGATGGCGTCTTCGTACGCATCAACCCGTTCAAGCCCAACCTCTACAGCGGCTCCGACAACGATGTCAGCGCGTACCGCCATGTCCTGGTGGAGTTCGATTCCAAACCCAAGGCCGAGCAGGAACAGCTCCTCCGCTCCTCGGGCCTCCCCATCAGCGTCCTCATCGACTCCGGTGGCAAGTCCATCCATGCATGGGTCCGTGTCGATGCCCCCAACCGCAAGGAATGGGACGCCCGCAGGGACCTCATCTACTCGGCAATCCCCGATGTCGATCCCAAGAACAAGAACCCATCGCGCTTCTCCCGGCTCCCCGGCTCCTGGCGGGGCGAAGAGAAGCAGAAGCTGTTGGACATCAACCTCGGCGCTCGATCATGGGAAGATTGGCTCACCGATCGGGAGACCGATGATGACAAGGCCACCGTCGTCACGGTCAAAGACCTCATCAACTTCGACCCGGACAACGATCCGGATAACCTCATCGGCAAACGGTGGCTCACACGCGGCTCCTCCATGATCATCTCCGGTGGCACCGGCATCGGGAAGTCATCCCTGATGATGCAGATCGTCATCCAGTGGGCCATGGGCAGGGACTTCTTCGGTGTTGCACCTGTACGACCACTCCGCATCGGTATCGTCCAAGCCGAGAACGACAAGGGCGACCTCGCCGAAGCATTCAAGGGCGTCATCAAGGGGCTGAACATGCACACGCCCGACATCCGCATCCTCCAAGAGAACCTGCACTTCCGCACCGAGGCCGTCCGCACCGGTGACGCATTCCTGGCCTACGCGAAGAGATTCATCACCCGATCGAAGCTCGATGTCATCATCGGTGACCCGCTCTTCTCCTACTTCGGGGGAGACCTCAGCGACCAGGGCGAGGTCAGCGTGTTCTTGAGGAACAAACTCCAGCCCATCCTCCACCAGACCAAGGTCGCTTGGATCTGGATGCACCACATCAGCAAAGCCCAGCGGAAGGACGGCGAGCCCATGACCACCATGGAACTCGCCCACTCCGGGTTCGGATCCAGCGAACTCGCCAACTGGGCTCGGGAGATCGCCGTCTTGGTAGAAGTAGGCCAGTCGAAGCCCCGACGGTTCCAACTGGCCTTCTGCAAGCGCGGATCAAGGCTGGATGCTAACTCACTACATCTTCAGCATTCTCCCAAGGATATTCTGTGGGAGCAGTGGAATCCCATGGTGATGACCGGGGCGCAACTGAAGGAGCCGCAGCCACCGAAGAAGCCTTCTTATCCTCGTCGAGGGCGTCGCGCATAGCCTTAAACCAGTCCTCTCCATCAGCCGCTTTCTCTTCGGGGGGAGCGGCTTGTTGCTGTTGGGGTTTCGAATCCAGATCATCCTCCTCCGAGTCGGCCACATCATCGGTCTTCCTGCCTCCCTTGCGACGACGCAGCCACACAACCTCGCCCTTCACCTTCCGAAGCTCCGATCTCAATGATGATATATCACGCTTCAGCTCTGTCACAGTGCTCATCAATAGTGATATCTTGTCCACCTCCTCAGCAGGAACCCAATCACAACCACGCCACTGGCGATGGATACGATCGAATATCAATACCGCGCTCTTCATGTGGCGCATCGAATCAAACGCACGAAGCGCACGGCCAAGATCGCATTTCAGATTCTCGCGAATGTAGGTCACGACCTCGGACCGAGTAGGGTCGGCGTCGTGCCTCATCGGCGGCATCAGGCGGAACATGGCGCGGAGGGTGGAACCGTTCTCTAGATAACTCATAGGAGAACCAAGGTACGTTCTCCCGGGGCACCCGTCAAGTATCCAGAAGGAACTTCCAATCACGGTCCCAGAAAGTTCCGCGCCCCCCCCGCTATCTCCCCTAAAAGGGAGTCTTACTACTCCCTTAAAAGGGAGTCAAAAATAGCATCGCCGAGACGCTGCGGGGGCGTTTCAAGACGCCCCGCGCTCGGCGGC